ACGTCGGGAACAGAATCGGGGCGAGGAAGGTGGCCGCTCCTGCGAGGGCCTTGCGGGAGAGTCCGGCGGCGAGGTCGGGCCGGGCTTCGTTGCGAACGATGTAGGCCATTTTGAATGTCCTTTTTTTTGGTGGTTGTTTTGGTTGTGGTTTTGTGGTTGTGCGGGTCTGTCGCGCCCTAGCGCCTCCCATACGCCGCGCGGTATTCGGCGGCGAGGTCGGGGAACTTCACGAGCGCGGCACCGAGGCCGTATTCCGCGACCGCCCGCTTCCACGTCATGCCCTCGTCCGTGCCGGATAGGACGTTCGAGACGAGGTCGTTGTGCGCGGTGCGGGCGGATTCGAGGGAATCGGCCAGCGTTTCCATCTGTTTCGTGAGATTGTCGACTTGCGCCCGGAGGGCGGAGACTTCGGCTTCCTTCGCCTCGACCTCCCGCGCGCATTCCGCCTTGATCGCGTTGATCCTCTTCGTCGCGGCGGACTGGACGGCGCGAAGTTGCTTTTCGAGCGACGCGAACCGCTCCTCGTCCGCGACCGCATCCTTCGGCGGCTCCGGGGCGTTCTGCGGCTCCGGCTCCGGCGTCTCGCCCTCCGCGCCCTTCGCCTCGCCGCCCTCCCCGGCGTCAGCGGGCGCGTCGGGCTGGGGCGTTTCGGTCTGTGGCGCGGCGGGTTCGCCGCCTTCGCCGGAAGATGGAACCTCGCCGCCGTCCGTGCCATGAACGCACGGCGTCCCGTCTTCGCCTTTCCCAACTTCACGGTCGGCGGGAGGTTCGGAAATGTTCTCGTCCGCGACGGGCGCGTCCGGCGTCCACGCGGCGAGGCGCGCGACGGCGGCGAGCGTCGCGGTGTAGTCCGCGAGGCGGTCGATGTTCGCGGCGGGGTTCTGGATGCGCTCGCGCGTCCTCTCGTCGGCCTTCGCCGGGAGGTCTGCGGCCCCGCCGACGATTTCCGCGCCGAGGTATTCGCGCGCCTCGTCCGCGTCGAGGACGAGGTTGCGCCCGTCCTCGAACCCGGCCAGAACGCGCTCCTCGTCGACGCCGCGCGCGACGAGTTCGTTCATCATCGGCGCATTCACCTTGTCGAGAAGGGCCGCTTCGTCCTCGTGCGCTCCGGGGCCGCCCCAGACGTCGGAGGTCGCGGAGTGGAAGTAGAGGAGCGAGTTCGTGTGGACGCGGAGCGGGCGGCGCGCCATGAGCGCGATGTTCGCCGCCATGCTCGCGGCGAGTCCGCCGACTGAAATGTAGGCGACGCGCTCGCCCGCGTCCTGGATGGCGGCGAGCATTTCCCCGCCCGCGAAGACGTCGCCGCCGGGGGAATTGATCTCGATTGCGACGTCCTCGCCCGCTTCGAGCGCGGCGCGGAATTCCCGCACGAAGCGCGAGGACGGCGTGAGGACGCCCGCCTCGATCTCGGCGGCGAAGAAATCGTGGTCGAACCATGCGTCGACGATGGTTCCGCGAATTGATACTGTTTTCATTGTCTCGTTTCCCCTTCGGGTTCTGTTGCGGCGGGGGCGGAGACCGCACCCGGCGTGACTTCTTGGAATGCGAGCGTGACGCCCTTCTCGCGGCAATAGGCGTCGAATTCCGCCCGCTGGTCGACGATCTCGCGCCACGCGGGGCCGAGGAGCGATTGAGGCGTTGCGACGCCGTTCTTCACGCGGAGCGTGAGCGCGGACTGCTCCTTCTGCTCGTCGATGCTTGGCATCGTCGGCCACGTCCAATGGATGCGCGCGGCCCAGTCCTCGTCCGGCGGCTGATTGAGTTCGCCGCGAGCGACGGCGCGCGAAATCACGCGGAGCGCGACCCAATCGGCGAGCGCGTCCTCTAGGAATTGCTGATTGTCGCGGAGGACAACCCACGACATAACCAAGTCCATGCGCGCCGCCGAATAGGAGCCGTCGGCGCGGCCAAGAGCATATGAGGAGTTGAGGCCGTGTGCGCGGCCCGCAAGTCGCGTGGAGAATTCCAGAAAGTCGGTCACCGCGCCGGACGGACGGGCGGCGGGGTCCCAGTCTATCCCCTCGACTTGATCGCTGGCGTCGAGTTGTCCGCCCGTGATTCGCGCGAGGTTCGGCGTCTCGTCCGTCTCGACCTCCTCGCCGGACGCGGCGGCTTGCGCGGCGTCGGCGTTGCCTTCGTTCGTCGCGTCCGTCCCCGCGTTCTCCGCGAGGGCGGCTGGACACGGGAGCGCGGCGACGTCCTCCGGCGCGACCTCCGGGGACTTCAAGCGGATGAACGCATAGTGCGAGGCCGCGCGCTTCGCCGTTTGCAACTCGTAGGACTGCATTTCCGCCGCGTCCTGCGTCGTGCAAAGCGCGGGGATTGCGTCGGCGGTGCCTCTCAGTTGCCGCAAGCGGAACTTGCGACCGACAAAACGCCAGTTCGCGGCGTCGGGGTCGGCGGGGTCGCAAGTAAGGACGAATGCGTCCTTGAGTTCCGTTTCCGTCTGTCCGCGATGCTTGGAAATCACGACTCCGGCGCGCCGCCCGTAGCCGTCGAGCAGGACGCCGGACGCTTGCGTCCAGCGGCGTCTCGGGCCTTCGCCCTTCCACGCGGCGAAGTCCTTTTCCGTTAGGTTGCAAATCTGGTCGGCCTCGAAGAACAGAAGCCGCCCGGAACCGAAAACGGGCCTCCCGTCCTCGTCCTTCCGGCGCGTGAGTTGCCCATCGTCGAACATAACGACGAAATCGCCCTCCATCGCCAGCGCGTAGACGGCAAGTTGCAGACATTCGCGCCACGACGAGCCGTCCACGAAGTCCGCGTGACGGCTCCACCGCTTGAAATAGGCGGAGGCGGAGGTATACCAGTCGCCGGAATCGGAGAAGATGAGCTTCCCGGCGTCGCCCACGACGTTGACGCGGAGTTGACGGACGAGGCCGTGCGTCGCGCTGTCGTTGCGCTCCATGTTGCGTGCGAGGTCGACGCCCTCCAAGCGGCGGCGCGGGGAAAGTTGCGTCGCGCCCTCCTCGCCGTGATACTCGATGCGCGGAGGCCGCCTTTTCCTCCCGCCCGCCGCGTTGAACGGCTCCGCGAAGTCATACCACGCGAGAACGCGCCTCGCGGCGCGGGCAAGGAGCGGAATGCGTTTCTGTGCGGGTTCGGTCGGCATTTCGGTTTACGGCCCGAAGCAGGGGACGGAGGTTTTCATGCCGCAGAACGGCGCGGAAGGCCCGCCGAGAATCTGGCGGAGCCGGATCGTCACGGCGCGGAGTTCCGCGCGGAGTTCCGCGAGGTCGAGCGCGGTGTAGGACTGCGAGTTTCCGGCGGTCGAGAGCGACGCGGACTTCACGCCGCCCTTGAGCCGCGCGTCGATGAGTCCGCGCAACTCCTCGCGTCTTGCGAAGAGTTGCTGGTATTCCCGCAGGAGCGGGTCGGGGAGGTGCTGGAGGGCTGGCATCTACCCTATGCCGCGTGACGGGCCGTTTTGACACAAACGGCGAACCTCCCGAACCGCGTTTTTACTCTACCGGAGCGCGGAAAAATTATTTTCGCCACGCGCGGATTGTGTCGGCTAGAGCATCGGCGGGGAAATGAATCGCGGCCTTTTCCGGGGCGGAGGAATCGCCCTTCGCGGCGCGTTCATGGCGGCTTGCGTCCCGGTCGGGAGCGGTGCGACGCGCGGGAGCGGGCCGGGATTGAGCGGGGCGACGGCTTCGGCGGTATCGTCGAGGAGCCGATACCACGCGCCCATTGCGATGCACCCAGTCACGGCGTCGAGCCAATGGTTTCCGGCTCCGGGCCGCTGGTTCCAGAAATAGTGCGTCACGCCGCGCGAGTCCGTGATTTTCTCCGCGAGGACTTCCGCGCAAATCTCCTCCGCGAATTCCGCGTGGTCGCGCGGGGAGTTTCCCGGAAGGGATAACGACCCGGCTTGAAGCGGCTCCGCCAGCCACGAGCGTTGCGCCCGCTCGCGCCAGCGGTCGGCGTCGTGCGCGAACCATCTGTCCCCGTCCAGCGCGCGGTGGTCTACGCCGTCGCCGCGTTGCACGACGTGCCGCCCCTGCGAATTGAAGCGGTCGTGCGCCATGCCGCGCGACGCCCAGACGAGACGCCCGGTGCGGGAGCGGAAGAGGGTGCAGACACGTTGCACGACCCGTTGCTGATAGCCCGCGTCGATCCAGACGGCGGCGACCTTCTCCTCCGTCCGGGCCGTCGGGTTCGGCAGGCGCGCGTCGAGGAGCCGCCGCACGACTTCGGAAAGCCCGGCCGCGATGAGCCGTTGCGTCTCCGTCTCCGTCGCCCCGTCCGGGACGAGCCGACGCCCGCCTCCGGGATAGCGGCCATAGTCCGCGACCGCCGCGAGGCCGTGCGGCCCGAACGCCACGCAAGCCCACGAAATTCCGGCGACCGCGTTCACGTCGCAGAACGCCACCGCTTGCACCGTCCCCGGCGGGAGCGTCCCGCGCGTCGAGCCGTTCAACCGCGATGCGACGAGCGGCGGCGTGATCTGCACCGTCTCGACGCTCGCCCGAACCGCGAGCTGGTATTCCGCCGCGAACGCCTCCGCGCCCATCGTGAGGCGAAGGTTCTGCGCGTGTTGTATGCCGCTTTCCTCGACGCGGCGGTCGTAGTTCTCCGGGTCTAGCACTTCGAGTCCATCGTCCATTTCCTTCCGGTGCGCGCGGTAGAGCGCGGTCGCGTCGCGGAACGCCATGTCGCCGTTTCGCCGCGCCTCCCGCCACTTCTCCGCGTATTCCGCCCAGAGCTCCGGCGCGCGCGCCTCGCCTTCCAAAAGCCGATACTCCACGACGCGCCATTCCGGGTGCGCCGCGTTGTCGGCGTAGAGTTCCGAAAGGTCTCCCGCGACAATCGGCGTAGAGGTCATGACCGCGTTTAGCAGACGCGCCCCGGCGAGTCCCTGCACGTCGCCGTCGATCCATTCGGAGAGCCGCCGGACGCGGGCCGCGTTCCGGGCATCGTCCCTTGACTGCAGATCGTCCAGAAGCACGAGGTCCGGCCTTCGCTTCCCGCGCACAAGGCCGCGCGTCTTGCTTCCCGCGCCGCGTCCGATGAGGACGCCGCCGGACGATGCCGCGCCGACGATGGACGGGAGCCGTATTTCCCGCGCGGACTTCCGCATCCCGGTGCGCCGTCCGAACTGGTGTTGCGCCGCGAAACGTTGCGGGAGTCCCCCGGCGCGGGAAATCGGGACGAAGATTTCGGGCCAGTCCTCACCGAAAGGCCCTCCGCCCTCGAACCCCGCCCAGACGTCACCGACGATTGCGGCGGCGAGTTCGGCGGACGCGCAAAAAACGACGGCATAGTGCAACCGCCCCGTCGCGAGTCCCCATCGGAGCGCGCCCTTGACGAGCGTTGTCTTGCCCGCGCCGCGCGCCATGCGGACGTGGACTTGGCCCGCGCCCTCGATGGCCGCTTGAAGCGTCTCGGCGTAGGCGCGGAGCTTCGCGCTCGGCTTGTGTTCGAGAATGTCCGCGCAGTATTCGTCGAGGAACGCGACTAGGGACGCGGCGCAACGCGCGCGCCGCTTCGGGTTGCGAGGGGCCGGAAGGACGCCGATGTCGTTCCGGGACGAAAGGTGCGCGGACTTCGCCGCCGCCTGCCTCGTCTCTCCCGTCGCCTCGCGCGCCGCGCGTTGCGCCTCCTGCCTCCGCGTCCTCGCCACGCCCTACGCCTCCGCGCCGCCGAGGATCGCGCGGTTGAACGCCGCGAGCTGTTCGTCCGTCATCGTTCGCGGGTCTGGCGGCGCGTCCTTCTCCGCCGCCGCGTCCGGCTTCGCGGCGGGTTGCGTCTCGCCGGACGGGGCGGACGCCGGGGGCTTGCGCCAGCCGCGCGGAGAGGCGCGCGACGAGTCGAGCGCGTAGCGGATCGCCCAATCCTCGCCCTTCGCGATGGCGTTGCGAAGTTGCGTTTCGGCGTAGTCGACGAGTTCCGCGCGGCATTCGTCCCAGACGGAGCGGAGGAAGTCGGACTTCTCGACGCGCTCCGCGAGGGACGCGCGCGTGAGGCCGAGGGTCTTTGCGGCGGAGGTTAGGTTGCCGCCCTTCGCGCGAATCGCCTCCGCGATTGCGGATGCGGAGCAACCGCCATTCGGCTTGCGCGGCTTGCGCGGCGCGGGGGGTGCGGGCTTGCGGTTCATTGTGGCGGGGTGTCCTTCTGCTTCTGTGCTTCGCATTCGGTGTGGCGCGCGGCGCGCTCCACCTTCGCGCCCTTGTACATACCCGCGCCGATCTCGTCGATTCTTGAAAATGGGATCTCCGGCACGGTCAGCCGCTTTCTCCATTTCGGGTCGAGGAAGTAGACATAACGGAGCATGAACCCGGTCAGCGCGACCGCCCCGGTCAGTTCCTTGTACCTCGCGACGGATGCGGAGCCGCCGCAAATTTCCGAAATTGACCTCCCGCCGAGTTCCGGGCGTGGAAGGTTCGGTTGAGACGTGATAGACAGCTGGTGGATTTTCTCGCCGTTCGGAAGCTGGAGGATCGTCTTGTTTTCCGTTATCCCCGTGAGAACAAAATTGCTCGCCCGGTAGATTGTTCCGTCTCCGCATTGGCATCCGTCTGCGAACGAAACGACCCACTTCACTTGCGGCGCGTTCTTCCTTATCATGCGGAGAGACGCGGCGATGCAATACGATTCAGAGTTGCGCGGGAGAATTTCGTCGAACGCCATGCGATTCAGTTCGATGAAGTTGTTCCATCCAGTCCCGGCGACTAGTCCGATGAGTCGCCGCTTGTCCGTACTCGGGCCGTATTGCATGACGCCGTGCAATCTCCCGTCAAGGAACGCGCCGAAATGAAGCGACGAGTTCTGGCACACCTTCCCGGAATAATGGTGCGCCTTGACGAACGGGATTGCAACGCCCGACGGAATGACCTTGATTTGGATTTCACGAACCCTGCTCATTTTCTGCGATTTTCCTTAGATGCTCGGCGCGGTGGTATTCGCGTTCGACGATTTTGCTTTTTTCGTAATCCATCTCCAGCGGAAGGATTGTTTTCAGTTTCTCGAACGCCTCGCGCGTCGGAAACATGAACTGGCTTTCTCCGAAATAGTGACCGGCCATTCCGTTGGTGCCGAGAAGCGCGTCGACGTCCGACGCCTTGCGCCCGGACTTCTTGAGCGCTTCGCAAAGCCCCTTTCGGAGATCCTTGTAGTCGCTCTCGATTTCTTCAAAACTCCTTTCCTTCGTGATTTTCGTTGCGATCCAGTCGCGTACGATGAGCAGTAATCCCGCGCCGTTTTTGTTCGCGTTGTCCTCGCAGTCGAATCCGTCGCAAAAGTATGCGACCGAAAGCGCGCGGTTGATCTCGTCGCGTTGCTCGTCCGTCACGGTGAAGGTCATTTCTCCGAACTTCGCCTTGTCTCCGTCGGGAAGGGAGAAGTCCGTCCCGAAATCGTCGGGCGAAACGGAAAGGAACCCGAACTGCTCCATGTCCACCGCGCCGACGAGCGCGTCCAGTTCCGCCGCGAGAAGCGGCTCGTCCCACTCCGCGAGTTCGGCGGTCTTGTTGTCCGCGAGGCGCAGGGCGGCGACCTTCTCCGGCGAGAGGTCGGCGCGGACGAGGACGGGAACGGTCTTGAGGCCGAGTTTCTTCGCCGCCTTGAGGCGCGTGTGGCCGATGATGATGACGCCGTCGCCGTCCACGACGATGGGTTGCGCCCAGCCGAACTCGCGGATGGACGCGGCGACCTTCTCGACGGCGGCGTCGTTGCGGCGGGGGTTCTTCGCGTAGGGCTTCGGGCGGTCTACGGGCCACGCCTCCACCGCAAGCGCGGGCGCGCGCGTTTCGGGCGCGGTTCCGTCGGGCGCGGGCGCGCCCTTCGTCGGTTTCTTCGATGATGTCTTGCTTTTCACTTTCTGCGCTTCCTTTCGTTATGATGGGCCGCATCTTTCGCGCGCCCGGATTTAGATTCCCTCCGATTCCCCCCATTTCGCGCGTCGGCTGGCGTCAACTCGCGAACAACGCGCCGCCCCGCTGGTTTCGCCCCCTTCGCCCCGCTACGCGCCACAGAACCTCCACCGGGGGGCCTACCGGCCTTCGCTATCGCCCGCCGCGCCTCCTCCGGGTGGACTCCAGCGCGACGTGCAAGCTCGCGGACGCTCGGCATCTTGTAGCGCGATAGGTCGACGCCGTATTGACGAGCGCGTCGAAGGAAGCCGAACTCCTCGACGAATGCGAGGCCAAGCGGAGGACAAACGCGGAGCAGACGTTCGACGAGCGGAGCGGCGCGGGCGTCCACGTCCGCCTCGTCCGCGTCGCCGTCGAGCATGGCCGCGACCTCATCGGCGGGCGACGGCGATGCGTCGGCCACGCCGGAGAGGTCGGCGGAGGAGACGAAGCGGAGGGATCGGGCGCGAGGCACGGCTTGCTAGTCCTCCAAACGTCCTGCTGACTGCTCGGCAATCGCGAGTTCGCGGGCGACGCGCCCTGCGGCGGCGTCGGCGTCTAGCATTGCGTTGCGCGAGGTGAGGAACCGCCGCGCGATCTCCGCTACGTCGGCTGGCGTATCGTCCGCGAGGACGAAGCGCGAAGCGACGCGCTCGGCAAGGTCTAGTGCGGCGGCTTTCATGTCTCGCGCGGCCTTCGCGCTGTCGCTCCCCACCCCCTTTCCGTAGAGGTTTTCCCCCGCCCCGTTCGCAGGGGCGATTTCGACGTCCTTGTGGAAGAGCGCGAACGGGTCGATGTTGGCGACCTCGTCCGGCGTGGCGAAGAGTTCGATGGTGTAGCCGAGGACGATTGCGATTTCCTCCTTCGGCTTCTTCCTCCGGCGTCTCTTCGGCGTCGGCACCTCGTCCGGCTCCGGATAGTGCAGGACTGGCGTTATCTGGCTGATTTGCATTTCGGGTTGTTCTCCTTGTGCTTTTTCCTTCATTTCGGGCTTCGGTGCGGTTCTACGCCCCCGCCCCCTCTCTCCGTTGGTTCCCTCCCCCTCCCCGCGCGGGCCGGACTTCGACCTCCGCGTATACGGGGTTGAACGGGAGCGCCGCCAGTTCGTCCGGCGTCGCCTCGATGATGATGACGGCGCGCGTCTCGCGGAGGTTGCCGATTTCGACGATCTTCATCGCGCGTCCTCCCCGATTGCGGCGCGGGCCTCGCGGAGCAAATAATCCGCGTTCGACACCTCGCGATTGATGTCTGCGCGCAGTCGGTCGCTCTTGATGTGCTCCTCAAACGGGAATCGCGCCGCGCCAAGCGCGCGGATGTTCTCGACCGTTGTTTCCGCGAGAGGCAACAGCCGCCGCACGATGTCGCGGAGGCGGTCGCGCTCGTTCACGGCGGCGTTGCACGGAGCGCAGACGCGCTCGACCGCATCCGCGATCTGCCGTGCGTCGTTGTCGTCGAGGGCGTCGCCGTCCTCGTATCCGTTCGCCCACATGCGGAGCCATTCGACGAGCTCCGATGGTGTCTTCGTTTCGTTGATCGTGCTAAACATTGTCGGCCTCCTTTTCGTTTTCCGTGGAGAGGTGGGCGGGGGTGTCACTCATTCGCGGCCTCCGTTTCCGTTGCGGGGTTCGTCTCCGGCGCGGGGACGCACGGCGGCGCGTCCGGCGAGAGCGGCGCGGGCGTCGGCGCGAACGGCGGGTTGGCGAGAACCTCCGGCGGAGTGAAGTACGCGCCTCGCGTCCTGCGGTTCCGCTCGTTGCGCTCCTTCTGCGCGGAGCGGCGCGAGACGAGGTGGACGGCGCGGAGAACGGCGTCCTTCTGGCGCGGCGTGAGCGACGCGAGGAGGCGTCCGTCGGTGAGAATCTGCACCGCTTCGGCGTTGGAGAGCGGCGGGGGGGGTGTTTCGGTGTTCATGGTTGGGTTTGGGTTTGGGTTTTGGGTTTGGACGGCATACGGGAAAGGCGGACGGCGGCGGCGCGGAGGC